TGATGACATGGAGAACGATGAGCTTGTGATGAACAAGGATCGTCGTCTGAAGTTCAAGCGTTGGTTTACCAATGCTCTTCTTCCATGTATGTCGGACAAAGGTATTATCCGGGTTGTTGGTACGATTCTTCACATGGACTCCATGCTTGAGAATTTGATGCCCAAACCCTACGATAAGATGACGATCACCGAGCCGTTAAAGCAATATACGTCTCGGCGCGGTAAGTGGAAGTCGATTAAATATCGTGCTCATACTGATGACTTCAGCCAGCTTCTCTGGCCTCAGAAGAAGACAGTAGAATTCTTCAAGATGGAACGAGCCGATGCTTTTGAAAGAGGTATGCAAGATGGATATTCCCAAGAGTATCTTAATATCCCTATCGACGAGTCCACAACGTACTTTCGAAGAGCAGATTTCCTCCCATGTAGAGAGGAAGATTTTAAGAAGCCGGTTCATTTCTATATCACAGCAGATCTGGCCATTTCTGACAAAGAGACAGCTGATTACTCTGTTTTCATCGTGGGAGCGGTGGATGAAGACAAACGGCTACAAATTCGAAATGTCATCCGAGAACGAATGGACGGCAGAGAAATTGTGGATTGCCTTTTGGCTTTACAGAAACTGTATCAACCAGAAGCTATAGGAATCGAAGAAATGCAGGTGTCGAAGGCCATTGGCCCATTCCTTCGGGAAGAGATGATTCGACACAATAACTTTATGACTTATTATCCACTGAAACATGGTGGTAAAGATAAGATCACTCGTAGTCGTTCTATTCAAGCCCGAATGCGGGCTCATGGCGTTAAGTTCGATAAATCTGGTGATTGGTACCCAGTCTTTGAAGATGAACTAATGCGATTTCCTCGGGATAAACATGATGACCAAGTTGATGCTTTTGCTTATCTTGGACTTATGCTTGATGTTATTGTGGAAGCGCCGACTAAAGAAGATATAGAAGAAGGCGCCTACCAAGACGAATATGAAAACAGTGGTCTGTCTGATGCAGGCCGTAGCTTTACGACAGGATATTAAGGAATGGCACTCGGTACAAATACGCCCGGTGGGGCACTCGACGCAATGCAAAGCGGGTCGCCTCAACAGGGGTTTGATCCGAACCAAGATCCGTATAATCTGCAAGAAGCTGGTCAGCAACTTGGTGCACAACAACAACAAATGAATCAGATGCCTCAACCAGCGGCATCTCCTGATATTCCTCACCCTGATCGTGGTGATCAGAATACACGTCTCCGGGGATATATTGAGGCAGTAAATATTGCTGATAAACTGGACGAAGATATTCTCAAAAAGATTGCCAATGAGGTATCTGAGGGTTTTGAACGTGATCTTGAATCCCGCCGTGAGTGGGAAATGAAAATCGATGAGTATACGAAACTGGCTCAACAAATTCAAGAACAAAAAGCATATCCTTGGCCAAAAGCCTCGAATGTCAAGTATCCTCTTTTATCTACTGCTGCTATGCAGTTTGCTGCACGTGCTTATCCAACACTTGTTCCTTCGGATGGTCAAGTTGTTCTTGGGCAAGTAATTGGTAAAGATCCAGACGATAGCAAGCAAAATCAAGCCGAACGTATCTCGACATACATGTCTTATGACATTATGCATCAGATGGAAGGTTGGGAAGAAGGTATGGATAAACTTCTTATCATGCTCCCAATTGTTGGCACAATGTTCAAAAAGACGTACTGGGATTCTGTAAAGAAGAAGAATTGTTCTCATGTCATGCTTCCTAAATCCATTGTCGTGAATTATTGGGCAACCAATATGTGCGATGTGGAACGAATCAGTGAGATTATCCCAATGTCAAAACGTCTGGTCAAACAACGCCAGATGAGTGGTATCTTCAGTAAAGATGTGGATCTTGGTGCTCCTCCTTCAATTCCCTTCACGGAGATTCGTCCTAAGTCGGCATATGCTATGCCTTCCAATGACGAGACGACTCCATATGAAATCATTGAACAGCACTGTTATTATGATCTGGATGGTGATGATTATGCTGAACCTTATATCGTAACCTTCCACCGCCAGTCCAAGAAGATCCTCCGGATCGCTGCTCGTTACGACGAAACGACGATGCACTTCAATGAGGATGGCACTCTTGCTGAAATTAATCCAATCCAGTATTACACGAAGTTTGGTTTTGTGCCATCACCTGATGGTAGTTTTTATGATATTGGGTTTGGCATGTTGCTTGGACCACTTAACGAAAGTGTTAATACTCTTATTAACCAGTTAGTCGACAGTGGTACTTTGAACAACCTTCAGAGTGGTTTTATTGGTAAGGGTCTTCGACTTCGCATGGGTGATATGCGCTTCATGCCGGGTCAGTGGACAGCAGTTAACGCAGTCGGTGACGATCTAAAGAAACAGATTTTCCCACTTCCAACAAAGGAACCTAGTCCTGTACTTTTCCAGTTAATGGGTACTCTCATCACTTCTGGTAAAGAATTGGCCTCAGTTGCAGAAATCTTCACTGGGAAGATGCCCGGTCAGAATACTCCTGCTACGACGACTATGGCCACAGTAGAGCAGGGTATGAAGGTGTTCACTGCAATTTATAAGAGAATTTATCGTGCTCTCCAAGAGGAATTCTGCAAGCTCTTCAAACTTAATGCGACTTATCTCGATCCGCAAACCTACTCGGCGATCATTGGTGAGCCCATTGGACCGGATGATTTCGACGAGACGACGTATCGAGTTATCCCCGCCGCGGATCCTAATGCTGTATCCGCACAGGAAAAGCTTCAAAAGGCAGAAAGTTTGTTACAAATCCTACCTCTTGGGGTCTTGGATCCAATCGCAGTGGTCACTCGCGTACTGCAGGCGCAGGAACAGCCTAATTACGAGAAACTTTTTAACCAAGCGGTGCAACAAACGGGCCAAATGCCTCCGCCTCAGCCTGATCCCAAGGTACAAGAACTTCAGATGAAGCAACAGGCACAGCAGCAAGAAGCCCAGCTTAAGATGACGATGGGTCAGCAAGAGATGGAATTGAATGCTCGTGATAAGCAACAACAACTTGCAATGCAACAACAAGAGCATCAACAAAAGATGCAAATGATGGCAAGTGAAGCTCAGATGAAATCACAAGCTCAAGCACATCAGGTACAAGCTCAGATCCAAACTGAGAACCTTAAGATGCAACATCAACAACAGATGAATCACCAAGAGCTTAAGATGAACAATGAAAGTCATCAAGCTGATATTAAACATGGTGAAGAAGCTCATAAGGCGACTATCCAACAGACTAAGGAGAAAGCACGATTAGCTCAGCACAACAAGCCTTCAGCGACTGGAAAAGGCAAGAAATAAGCGTAGCAGTGTTTGAATACCTGAGGGCGCTACGCGCTAATGTCCTTCAGGAACTTGAGTTTAATGCAGGCAAAGATGCCCTACAAGATCGATACAATACAGGTCTTCTTGCCGGTATTAATGAGGTTCTGAATATGGAACTTAACGATATTAGAGAGGATGACCAGAATGACAGTTAAAGCTGTTCTCCACCGATTGGTGGTCAAGCCAGTAGAGCTTGAAGAATATGATGAAGTCGATGCAAAACTCAAAGAACTTGGTCTGCTTAAAGGTATTACTGAAGAGACGAAATACCATAAGACTCAGATTGATCAAGGTTATGTTTTAGATGTGGGTCCAACTGCCTTCCTTGATTATGTAAAGAAACATGATCTGGCAGTTCCGGTAAAGGTAGGTTCACTTGTTACCTATGCCCGACATAGTGGTAAGCATGTTAAAGATGGTGAGACTGAAATCGTCATTCTGAATGATGATGATATTTTAGCAATTCATGTAGAGGATTAAGAAGATGACAGACGAAGTCAAAAATGTAGATGAAGGTACAGTAGTTCCGGGTGAAGTTACCCCGATGATGGAAGAAGCTCTGGCTCAGGGTTGGGTGCCCCGAGATGAATACGAAGGTGATCCTGATCGCTTCGTAGACTATGCCGAGTTTGTTCGCCGTGGTGAACTGTTCCGTAAGATTGAATCCCAATCGAAGGAAATGAAAGAATTGAAGCGTGCCCTAAAAGAATTGGCAACGCACAATACCAAGATCCGTGAAGTTGAGTACCAACGTGCAGTAGATACACTTAAGGCTGAAAAGAAGGCAGCACTGAATGAAGGTGATGCTGACAAAGTTGTAGAGATTGATGATCGTATTGATCTCGTGAAAGAGCAACAACGAGCACTTCAACAACAGCAAGTTCAAGATATTGTCGAACCTGCAGTTCATCCTGAATTGCAGAACTGGATTAATAATAATCCTTGGTACGAATCAAATCGAGCTATGCGAGGTTGGGCAGATGCACGAGGTGTGGAACTGGCCGCAGAAGGTCTTGCTCCACGTGAAGTCCTCAGTGCTTTGTCGAAGGAAGTGAAACAACGATTCCAAGAGAAATTCACTAACCCTAACCGAGAAAAGCCGGGTGCAGTTGAAGGCGTACGTAGCCGCGCAGCGGCGAAAACCGAACCTGCATTTGAGTTGAGTGACGTCGAGAGACAGATTATGCGTCGTATTGTCGATACTGGTGTTATCACCGAAGCTGACTATATCTCGCAGTTGAAAGCAACAAAGAATTCTTAATCCCAGAGGATAATCATATGACACGCAGAAACGCATCCGCAGATAATGTAAATGAGGCAGCAAGTGCTCGGCCTGTCCGTCGTCCCGTTGGTACGTCGGCTAAACTGGTAGTCCATGGTAAAGATCCGAATTTTGAGTATCGTTTTGTTAACGATCAGCCGGGTCGAGTTGCCATGTTTAAACAAGCTGGCTGGCAACTGTGTACGAACGGCGAAGTTGATACTGGTACGTTCCGCGCAGAAGAAGCTTCTGAGCTTGGTTCTCTTGCTTACTCGATTGTCGATGGAGGCACTGGTATGAAAGCTTATGTGATGAAGATCCATAAGGATGAATACGAGGAAATCCAAAAATATCTTGAACGTGAGAACACTGCTTCAGAAGAAACGCTCCGGCCGAATACTGCTGATGGCGAATATGGTTCTGTCAAAATTGATCGCTCTGGTCGAACATAATCACGTAACCACGTTAGCCACAGTGTTTATCTTATCTACATAATGGAGATTTAACAAATGGCTAACGTTAGTCGCGTTAATGGCTTCCGTCCGGTGCTCCACATCGACGGTTCGCCGTGGAATGGCCAAGTTACTCGGTATTTTGCTGCGGCGTCTGATGCCACGGCAATTTTCCAAGGTGACTTGGTAAAACTCTCTACTGCTTCGGATACGGCTGGTCAAACGGTTATCCCGGGTGTCGGTTCTATCGGTGGTACTCCGGGTGTGACGAAGTTCGTCGCCGGTACGGATTCCGCTGCAGTAGGTGTTGCAGTTGGTTTTACTATTAACCCCCTTAACCTGAACAGCCCACAATATCGTGCTGCTTCGGTGGCTTCGTATGTTCTTGTCGCCGATGCTCCTGATACGGTGTATGAAGTTCAATATACTGGTACCATCGCTGCTACGTCGTTCAACAAGAACGCCAACGTGGTGGATGCTGGTGGTTCGACGGTCACTGGTCAATCGGGTGAAACTGTGGATGGGACGACTGTTGCTACTACGGCAACGCTGCCCCTCCGTATTCATGGTGCTATTCAACGTGTGGATAATGACATTACTGCGGCTAACCCCAAAGTTCTCGTCTATATCAACAACCATCAGTTGAACGGCGGCACTGGCGCTGCTGGTGTTTAATCAATAAGGGGAATAGAAAATGGCTGGTATTATTAATAGTTCTTCCTTTGCCAAGGCCCTTTGGCCCGGTGTAAATGCATGGTATGGCAAGGAATATGATGAGTACCCGGTTGAATGGGATAAACTCTTCGAACGCTTCACGTCGCGTAAGCAATATGAAGAAGATGTTGGTATCTCGTCGTTCGGTCTGCAAGTGGTGAAACCAGAAGGTTCGCCGATCACGTACGATAGTGAACAACAAACGTTTACGACTCGTTATACTCACGTCGTTTATGCGCTTGGTTTTATCATCACGCGTGAAATCATGGAAGATGATCAGTATGACGTCGTCGGTCAACGTAAGGCCCAAGGTCTGGCTTTCTCGGTTCGCCAAACGAAGGAAGTTGTTGGTGCTAACGTGTACAACCGAGCCTTCAACAGCTCGTACGTTGGTGGTGATGGTGTTTCGCTGCTTAATGCTTCGCATCCGCTGTTTGCTGGCGGCACGTTCTCGAACGTGATCTCGACGGCTGCTGACTTGTCGGAAGCTGCTCTTGAACAAGCATGTATCGATATCGCTAACTTCACGAACGATCGTGGTCTGCGTATTGCAGTTCGTCCGGAATGCCTCGCACTTCCGATCCAACTGGAATTCGAAGCTGAGCGTATCTTGAAGACGGAACGTCGTGTTGGTACGAATAACAACGATATCAATGCACTGCGTCAAACGGGTCGTTTCCCGAAGGGCATCGTCCTCAACCACTACTTCACCAACCCGCTGGCATGGTTCATCCGCACGGATGTGAAGAATGGTATGAAGATGTTTGATCGTCGGAGTGACGAGTTTGAAATGGATAACGATTTCGATACTGAAAACGCTCGTTTCAAAGCTACGTCGCGTTATAGCTTCGGCTGGACGGATCCTCGTGCGCTCTACGGTTCGCCGGGCGTCTAATCCAATGGCCCCTTCGGGGGCCCTCTTACTGGAGATTTAAATGGGTATTAAACAAGTAGCTGATCTGACTCAGCTCAATCCTTCCTACCCCGACGCCCTCAACCCGACTCGTAAATCGTATCATCTGGTTCCTGTTACTGTATCTCGCACGAATACGACTGCAACTAAGATTGCTGTCCTTCCTGCAGATGCTACGGTACTGGGTATTCGTCGATACATTCAAACAGCATCGAATGCTGGTACGACGGCTACGGTGACATTTACTGGGCAGGGTGTTGGTCCTCAAGGTCAGGCAATGACGTTTGGTTCTGATAACGTTCTGGTGACGACTGGGAATACGGGTCCGATTACGGCACCTACAGTTAACACCTCGACTGGTATCATGAACTTGGAACGTCCTCCGGCAACCCAAACGAGTGGTGATATTAACGTTTATGCGACGTATGCAGAAACGGGCACTGCTTCTACGGCTGGTGGTCCATTCATCTATGTTATCGAATACGTGAGGTAAAAGAGGGCCCGCTTCGGCGGGCACCTCCTTTCATGGGATTCGACTACACTAAAAAATATGTTCAAGGAAATAATGGCATAGTTTACCCTGAAATGGTGGGGAATAACTATGCTACAATTACACTTAATTCTAGCAATGGTACTACTCCTGTAACAATCATTACTGGTGTTCCGGGATATTGGATTACAGAGATGGGTGTACAGGTAGATGATATTTGTACGATATCAGTTGCTGGAATGGTTTCAACTAAATTTACAGATACTTCTTCTGGAGATATGTTTGTAATTCGATGGTATATTCCGTCGGCATTTTCTCCGAAAACAGGTCCTTCGAATAATCGACAAGTTAGTGGACCAGGATTTGCATGGAATAATAAGGTGGCAAATAGTTCCCTACAGGTAAGTGTTGATACTGCCTTGACTGCTGGAACAGCTCGCTTTTTTATTCGATTTGCTCAAACTAATTTTGTAGGATAAACTCACATCATGCGTCGAGTCGTTATCACATCTGCCGGTGTTGGCAATAGTGTTCCTGTTCCGATGGATCATCGAGCACAGTTTTTTAATGTGGGTATTCAAGTTGTCGTAAGTGCTACGGCCACCTACAATGTCCAGTTTACTTTGGATGATGTTTATAATACTGCAATTACTCCGACATGGTTTAATGTTCCGGCTCCCTTCACTGGTGCTACGGCAAACCAAATTGGTAATCTGACAATTCCGTGTGCAGCTATTCGTCTTAATACGACTGCAAACACTGGGAACGTTACGATGACTCTGATTCAATCGTCTGGTCAAGGTTAAACAATGGCAAATAAAAATATCACTCAACTTACTCCGCAAACAGGTAGTGCTGATACTACGTCATTGTTCTACACAGTTACGGGTGGGAATAGTGATAAGAGTTTGCCTTTTTCAGTATTCGTCAATAATCTTGGTTTAACTGGGGTTCCAACAGTCCCGACAGCAACTCTTGGTACCAATACCACGCAGATTGCTTCAACTGCCTTTGTGCAAACAGCTCTTGGATCCTATGCTCCAAAAAATAATCCAGTATTTACTGGAACAATTGGTGGTGGAGCTGCCTCTATTAGTCTTGGTGGAGTGGCCTCCTTTGCTTCAATTCAAGGTACTCCAGTTGGAACCACTTCGTCAGCTGCTGGTACCTTTACAACATTAACGGCCAACACTGCCTTAATTGTTAATGGCACATTGAGTGGTCCCGGTGTTTCTACGTACCTTACTACATATCTTGCATCTCCTCCCGCAATTGGTGGAACAAGTGCATCAGCCGGTACTTTTACTACACTTGCTGCGACGACCATTACAGCATCTAGTACCATTACCCCATCACAAACGGCCGGTATTGTTGGTACGACAACGAACAACAATGCTAACGCCGGAAGTGTTGGAGAGTACCAGACCTTGACAGGAACAGGGGTTGGATTGACTTCGGGAAGTTATGTTGATTTGGCAACATTGTCCTTGACTGCCGGGGATTGGGATATCCAAGGTACTGTGAACTTTAATGGTTCAAGTCTCGCGGCATCTATCGTCGTTGCTGGTATCAATACGGTAGCTAATACTCAGCCCAGCGCCACATCCGGAGCATCTCAATTCCTCACCTTTAGTAGTGGAGTGTTGACTGGTGCAACGATGACCACTCCAACGGTTCGACAGTCATTATCGGCTACCACTACCATTCGTCTTGGCGGTAGTATGACATTCTCGGCTGGGTCTGTAACTGCTACTGGTAGCATTAGAGCAAGGCGAGTTCGATGAGAAACTGGTATAAATCAGGTGAATGGAATGTATTCTGCATGGTCTGTAATCGAAAGATCAAAAGCGGAATCGCTCTTAAAAGATGGGATGGTTTAATCGTATGTCCGGATGATTATGAAAATCGTCATCCGATGGATTTCCTCCGCACACGACAAGAACGAATTACAGTCCCATTTACTGCTGACACATCGTTTAATCAATTTAATGGGCCTGTATACCCCCCATATCCCTTTTGTACCCAAGAAGGTGCGAGTGGTGTAGCGGGGTATGCTGTAGCGGGCTGCGCTCGCCCGGGCCTAGGATTCCCTAATGGGTTACCAGTACCTCAGCCAGAAATCCCTGATGAGCCCATTCTTGGACTTATCTTCTTTGTGGATGGTTCTCAGGTACTACTTGTAGATGG